GATGCAAGTAGTAATAATTCAGTGCCAATGGCTACAGTTGCAGAAGGTAGTAATAAACAATGGTCAAACTATTCAGGTAGTGGAACAACATTTCGTGATTCTTTTAATACTGCGAGTGCTACAGATAATGGAACAGGTCAATATACAATCACACTAACTAGTTCTATGAGCACAGATAATAATGCTTATCTTTACTCAAATAATGGTAACACTTCTTCAGAGGTACAAGCATTTACTACAGGTGGAGATAGACAGTTTGCACAAATAAGAGCACAAGCAACTAATTCTTATGGAATACAACCTGTTGGAGATGATGGAGCACAACAAGATGGTGGCTTAAACTGTTCCACTGTATTAGGAGACTTAGCATGACCAAAGCAGCAGAATTAGCAAAGATGGGTGAAGTCCTTACCAACAGTCAGATTGGTGGGCGAAGAAATATTTTCATTAATGGTGCAATGCAAGTGGCACAGAGAGGAACTAGTGCAACCGATTTAGGTTCTACAAGTGGCTTTTATACTGTTGATAGATGGGAAACAGCTATGTCTGGAAACGCAGGTCGTTTTACCATGTCACAAGTTGATAGTGGTTTAAATGGGTTTGGTAATGCAATAAAACTAGATTGCACTACAGCAGATACAGATTTAGGTACTACAGAATTTTTATTGATACAACAAAAAATTGAAGGTCAAAACTTACAACAATTAAAAAAAGGTACAAGTGATGCAGAAAGAGTAACTGTTTCTTTTTATGCAAAAGTTGTTGGAAGTGCTACTAAAATAGTTTTGGAATTAAATGATGGTGATAATGATAGGATTGTTTCTAAATTATTTACTCTTACAACAAATTGGGCAAGATACAGTTATACATTTCCTGCTGATACAACAGGTGCATTAAATGATGATAATGCAACATCATTAACTGCAAAAATGTGGTTACACGCAGGTTCAAGCTATACAACAGGAACTTTAGGAGAAACATGGGCAAGTAGGTCAAATGCAAATAGAGCAGTGGGTATAGATTCTTTTTTCAGTAGCACAGACAATGAGTTTTTCTTAACTGGAGTACAACTAGAAGTAGGTTCTGTAGCCACACCATTTGAGCATAGGTCATTTGGGGAAGAACTATTGTTGTGTCAGAGGTACTTTCAACTTATTAGTGGAGGTGCAGTAATGCCAAATGGTTCTACTGGTATAGAGGGCAGTGTTACTAGACAAGAAATGAGAGCAGCAACATCTATAAGTGTGACTGCTGCTATGAAAGTTGAAGACCCATCTGTAACCACTTATACACAATCTTCTGCTAGTGCAACTATATCAAATTCTGATAAATTTGCAGAGAAATTTACACTTCAAAATTTTAGTGGTCTTAATACACAAAGACCTTATTTTTTAAAAAACCCACAAGATGGTGGTGGACAAATAGAATTAGATGCAGAACTTTAGGAGATATTAAATAATGAAAATTACGTCTGCAAAATATAACACTGATAATGGTAAAAATTGTTCAATTCAAATTGTAATAGATAACAAGGAGTGGTCTGTACCACTAGACCCTAACAACAGACACTATCAAGCAATCCAAGAATGGGTAGCTGAAGGCAACAAGATAGAGGATGCCGACTAGACATGGAAAGCATTGACCCAATGTTATTTTGGAACATAATCCTGACTATGGTCGTTGTACCATTCGGTTGGGCATTTAACAAGATGTTCCAAGAGGTAAAACGAA